TCAATAAACGATGCCGTAGTCTTGCGCAATCTGGCGCACCTCATCAATCGAGACGTGCGTTTCCTCTGCAATATCCGCGAAGGGTGTCTTTGCTTGCAAGAGCTTCCAGATACGCATCATGAGTGCCTTGCCTTCATCCAGGCCATCTTTGCGCACATCGCGCAATTTCATTTCGAGCGTCATATAACTCAACCTCGCTTCCTCATTTTGTTTTACTTCCTTCAACCGCTTGTCAATGGCTTGTACGAGCGGGTTCGAGCTGATAATCCCGCTGTTCACATAATCCATGAACGCTCGCAGCTGCGGCGAAATATCCTCGCCCGTGCCGCGCGTGTTCAAAATAATTTTGATGGCTCCATCCTTGAGTTTCAATGTCGCATCACGACGGCACGTATTCTCGTACCAATACAAGTGCCAGCCGCGCCCGATCGGGTCAAAGGGACAGATGAAAATGATGATGGTCTGACGAAGTTCCGAATAGTCTTTGCCGCTCTTCAGGATTTCTGCATCGATCTGCGCTTGATAATAGCGCATACGCTTCGCGATTTCTTCATCCGTTTCAGCACCTACTTGCATTTCCACGTTATAAACCGTGTGCGCATCATCTTCGACATACACATCGAGCCGCACACCCTTGCTCGCGTAACCCGCTTTCAGGGACACTTCTTCGCCCAGGTATTTGATATCATGGATTGGCTCGTTCAAGATGGCTTCGAGCACGCCCATGCAGAGCTCCTTGCTGTACATGACCGCCTTGAACATGAAATCATCGCGAATCGTGAGGTCTTCCCACGCCTTGGTAACAAACGGCATTTGCGATGCCCCCTCTGGCTCTATTTTACTGGCTCGCAGGCAAAAAGGCAAGAAATCCATGCTGCCCGCAGGTCTTCTTTATAGGAAGATTCGACACGCTGACGTTTTCCCCTGCCATTTGGTTTCAAGAAAATCGAGCGCTTGGTTGTAAATCCTGCATCTTCTTGCATATATCAGTGTGGAAGGCGGTGATGCTCATGAGAACACCCCGCTTCGTCACAAATCACGTTCCAAGCAAGGAGGTCAGAATGAAGAGTATTTTAGATGACGGATTCCAAGCCTATCTGACGGAAGGAGCGGCCTTCGTCGGAGAAGCGCGGATTCCAATGTTGATGGATCTGCGCAACGCACAGATTCCCAAGGACATGATTCCGTTCAAGGCTGCCATGTCCGCCACGAATTTCCGGCAGTACGTGCATTTCTATATGTACGACAAGGAATTTTCCCGTGTGCTGACGGCCACGCGCCGTTATCTTCCGCTGCTGCAAAAATTTGATGGCGTCATCACGCCGGATTGCAGTATGATGATAGGGCAAGCACCCTGCCTGCAGCAGGCGAACACCTACATGAACCGTGCGGTCGGCTTCTATCTTCAGAAGCACGGCATTCCCGTGATTCCGAACATCCGCTGGAGCGACGAGTCCAGCTTTTCCTACTGCTTCCTCGGCGTGCCGCAAGGCAGCATGGTCGCGGTGAGCACGCACGGATGCATCCGGTCGCAGAAGGAAAAAGCCATGTTCCGCATCGGCCTCGAGGCGATGCTCGAGCACCTCCGCCCGTCCGCCGTCTTAGTACATGGACGGATGCCAGATGATGTCTTCGCGCCTTTCGTCGAGCAAGTAGAGTTCCACCGCTATCCCAGCCAGATCGAGCGGGCGCATCGGAAGGCCGGGTGATTGCGATGGGAACTGGAAGTATGGGGAAACTCGCGCTCTTGACCGGCATCATGAAGAACAGCCGATCATTGAAGAGCAAGTTCGGATTCCAAAACGGTTATTTCGGGAAGCGCGGGAAAGGACGCAAGTCCAACACACGAAATATTCCTTCCAAAAATCCGCTACAAACAGCAAAAGATTTCTTCGACACCTTGGTGCAGGATGCCGCCAGAGAAATCTTGAAAAATGACAACGGCGAGCCGTATGGTTTCCGAGTCGATCTCCCAGACGGAAGCATTATCATATTTCGCCCAGTTTCTCATTCTGCCGACAAGAGCCCTGCCATCAGCATTGACACCAAAGGCTGTCGCATTGAAGTAGATATCCGCGTACAAAAAATTCATTTCACTTTGGAGGTGCCAATCGAATGACATCCATCAATCTGTGCCTGACCTCGCACGAAATCGAAATCCTGCGGTCGATGGTCGGGAAAAAGCTCGTCTCCATCCAGCATGACAAATTCCGCTATACCAACACCTCGTTAGAAGCCGTCGCGCTTCACCTCGAGGACGCGACCTATTATCTCTACAGTCTTACCGAAGTCATGGATTTCTACGGGGATACGGAGGAGGTTGCTCGTTGGTCGTTGCAGGCCGGCAAAAAAGATTTCATCGACGCGAAAGACTGGATTGTCTCGCCCATCGACGAGACGATTCGCGACATTCGGCTCGTGCAGGAACATCAAGAAGTTTTCGACGGCGAGGAACAAACGGATGATGTCCTCGTGACGCGCGGCCTGATTTTTGATCTTGGCGATCGCGAGCTCTCGTTTGAAAAAGCCGCTTGGTTTTCCGAGGACATCTACATCCAGAAGGGACAAAACTTGATTTCGACGTTCACGCGCACTTCGGATTTTGAAGAGGATGACTGGCCAGACGGCTTGACCGCAAAATGCACGCGCAGCATCCTCACGCTCACTTGATTTCCATGGCAGCATAAGACAAACCAGCCGCTCCCCACAAACGTTTCGTGGGAAGCGGCTGCTTCGTGTCATCATGCCTTGATTTCCGTCCCATCCTTGAACGTGACGCGCACGTCCCCCTCACCGTACACAGTGATGCAGTCGACGAGGCTGCTCCAGAGGGTTTCGTCGAACCCCGTGACCGGCGCTTGGGCTTCGAGCGTCTGGATGAAACCATCGAGTTGTTCGGCCCGTGTCTTGCGGTGCTGGATGGCTTTGACAGTGTCTTCATACGCCTTCTTCGCTTCGTCGTACCTGCGGGCGAGGTCGTCGTAGCGTTTCTGGTAGGCGCTTTGGTCTTGGGCGATGCGGGCGTTTTCGGCGATGCATTGTTCTGTCATTTCCGCGAGGGCGTTCATGTCGGCTTCGTGCCGGGCTTGCTCCTGCTCGAGCGCGTCCGTCTGGCAGAGGGTGGCTTGCAGGTTGCGGATGTTTTCGATGATTTCTGTTTTGCCTGCGAGGAGCTTGTTGACGGCGCGGAGGAAGGCTTGCTGGATGTCGGCTTCGGTGAGGTGCGGGGTCTTGCAGTGGTGCTTGAACTTGTTGTTGCAGCGGTAGATGGTCTTGCGGTATTTGTCGGTGGAGTGCCAGACTTTCGCGCCGTACCAGCCGCCGCAGTCGCCGCATTTGATTTTCGACGAGTAGATGCTGATGCCGCTGTAGCGATTGCCGCCGTTCCTGCGGCGCTCCAGTTCTTCCTGCACCTGGTCGAACACCGCCGGGCGGATGATGGCTTCGTGGTTGTGTTCGACGTAGTATTGCGGCACCTCGCCTTTGTTCTCCCGCGTTTCTTTCGTGAGGAAATTAACGGTGTAGCGCTTCTGCAGGAGCGCGTCGCCTTTGTATTTCTCGTTCGTGAGGATGCTGCGGATGGTGGTCTTGCTCCAGTTCTTGCAGCCGCCCGGCGTCGGGATGCCCCGGCGCGTGAGCTCGGTCGCGATGGAGTGGAAGGTGTAGCCCGCGAGGAAGAGGCGGTAGATTTCTTTCACGGTCTCGGCCTGCTCGCGGTTCACGACGAGGTTGCCGTCCGGGCCTTTGTCGTAGCCGAGGAAACGCTTGTAGGGCACGCTGACTTTGCCGTCGGCGAAGCGCTTCCGCTGGCCCCAGGTCGTGTTCTCTGAGATGCTGCGGCTTTCTTCCTGTGCGAGCGAGCTCATGATGGTGATGAGGAGCTCGCCTTTCGCGTCGAGCGTCCAGATGTTTTCCTTCTCGAAATAGACCTCGATGTCCTTGTCCTTGAGCTTCCGCACGGTGGTCAGGCTGTCAACCGTATTGCGGGCGAAACGGCTGACGCTCTTCGTGATGATGAGGTCGATCTTGCCCGCGAGCGCGTCCTCGACCATGCGCTTGAAGCCTTCACGGTGGCGCGTGTTCGTCGCGCTGATGCCTTCGTCGGTGTACATCCCTGCGAACGCCCAGTCCTCGCGGCTCTTGATATAGTTCGTGTAGTAATCGACCTGCGCCTCATAGCTCGTCACCTGGTCGGCGTGGTCGGTCGAGACTCTGGCGTAGCCCGCAACGCGCCGCCGCTTCGTGCTCGTGAGCGGCGTGGCCGTGAAGCGGCTGATGGTCGCAGGAATCGTGTGGACTTTTCTCATGGCTGCTTCCTCCGTTTCTTCCAACGTTCTTTCGCCGCCTCGCTCATTCTGCGCCGTTGTTCTTCCGTCCGGCGCGGCATGGTTTTCTTCGGCTTGACCCAGGTGCGAGAAGCCTGCCACCCGTCTTTGAAAACGAACACCAATTCGGCGGGCGCGTGGAATTCGATGCGTTCCATCTGCTCGGAAAAGGCCGTCTCGTCAAAGGCGGGCAGCCCCATGCCCTCGGCAATCATCGCCCGCAACACGTCCTCGCGCAAGCCGGGCGCGTCTTTGCCGTCGCACCGCCAGTAAGGAATCCGTCCGCTGTTCGCGTCGCGGTGGAAATTCCGCCCGCATGCCGTGCATTTGATGTGTCCCGTGAAGCAGGTGATGTCCGCCCGATGAATCACGCGCTTCCTGCGGGCTTCCGACACGACCTGCCGGCGCTCGGGCGTCCACCAATCTTTCTTCGCCGTCGAAACCCAATGGCGCTCGATCTGCCGCCCGTCTTTCATGTGAAAGACCAGAACGCGCCACTCGGGCACGACGATTTTCTCGACCTGCGCGAGGAACGCGGCCTCGTCAAATGCCTCCAGTCCGAGCACGGCGGCACATTCTTTCAGCAGCACCTTGTGCGGCAGGCTGCCTTTCGCGCCGCAGCTCGTCCCCTTGTGCTTCTTCGAGGAGCATGTCCAGCATTCCAGCTTTGAGCGGTCTTTCCGATCATCGTGGACATAGCTCTTGCCGCAGATGCCGCACTTGATTTTCCCCGTGAAACACGAGGTGTTGAGCGCCTTGTTCGCGAGCGGGCCGAGCTCTTTGCGCCGTGCCATTTCCTTTTGGACATAGTCGAATGTCGCTGGGTCGATGATGGCCTCGTGCGTGTGCTCGACGAGGTACTTCGGCAGCTCGCCGCGATTCTTGCGGCGCTTTTTCGTGATTGGGTCTTCGATGTATTCCTTTTGCAGGAGCAAGTTGCCCGTGTACGTGATGTTCCGCAGGACGCCCGCGATGTTCGAGTCCACCCAGCGGCAGCCCGACCGCGTCGTGATGCCTTCGGCGGCGAACTCGCGCTCCGTCTCGAGGCGCGACTTGCCATCGAGGAAGTTCTGGAAAATGCGCCGCACGATGGCGGCTTCCTCCGGCACGATGACGAGCGCGTCCCCTTCCCAGCGGTAGCCGTAGATGCGGAAACGACCGTTCGGGATGCCTTGCTCGAAACGCTTCTTCACGCGCCACTTGATGTTTTCCGAAATGCTGCGGCTCTCCTCCTGCGCGAACGACGCGAGAATCGTGAGCATCAGCTCGCCCTCGCCGCTCAGCGTGCGGATATTTTCCTTTTCAAAATAGACCTCGATGCCGAGCGCTTTCAGCCGCCGCACGGTCTGGAGCAGGTCGACCGTGTTGCGGGCGAAGCGCTGGATGGATTTCGTCAGCACGAGGTCGATGCGCCCCGCCTCGCAGTCCGCGAGCATCCGCTGGAATGCTTCGCGCTTCGCCGTGCCCGTCCCCGAGATGCCGTAGTCGGCATACACGCCGGCGTATTCCCAGTCGGGGCGCTGTTGGATGCGGGCGCTGTAGTAGCTGACCTGCGCGGAAAGTGAATGCTTCATGCGCTCCGACTCCACGGAGACCCGCGCATAGGCCGCGACGCGCAGGCGCTTTTGGATGGCGGGTGCCGCCCGCTCGATGCGTTGTATCATTTTCATCGTCATTCACCTCACCCTATCTATCACTCTGCGGCGCGAAATTATCAAGTGAATAAATCGCCCGTGGGCGGATGATATTTTTCGAGCAGACGCTTCACGAATGCGCGGTATTCCCGCTTCGTGAGAAGCCCCTGCGCGAGCATCCGGCGTGCGATGGCGAGCGTCGCCTGGAACGCTGTCTCCGTGCGGAATTGCTTCTTATCCATGATGCCCTCCAAACCGATGCGCGACATAGCACGCATGGCTGCAATACTTGCGCGGGGCCCGCCCATACGCCTCGAACGCCCGCCCGCAGCCCGCGCAGATGACCGTCCGCACCGCCTTCCGCTGCACGAGATTCAAATGCGCGTTCCACCACGCATGCCGGCAAGCGTCCGAGCAGAACCGCTTTCGCTTCCGTCCGGGCGTCTGCACGATTGGCGCACCACACTCTTCGCACGCCGTCCCGTCCGGCAGCGGATGGCGGCGGCAGTACGACTTCACCGTGTTGACCGAAAGCCCGAGCTCTCCCGCGATCGCGCCATATCCCGCACCGCTCCGCCGCAAAACGTCCACGCGCTGTGTTTCTTCCTTCGTCATGTCGATTGCTCCCTTCAAGAGGAAACGGACACGAGACGCCCGTTTCATACCCCTCTACTCTTGAAAGGACAGAAAAATGCGATTTCGGCGGATATATTCTTTCGAGCTAAAACAAATGTTGATGAGCGAATTTTCGACAATGAAAATTCGGGCTACAAAATTTTATGTAGCCATTGACGTTTCTGTTATCGTCTGTTATACTTCGTGTATAGTTAAAGCTACACTCTCATAAGCGCAGTATGATTTTGAATCTTTTCACAAAATAGAAAGGAGCATCCCGATGCGCAAAAAAATCAGCTATGCCGATATGGCAAGCAAAATCAAGCAAGCGGAGGCCCACACATCGAACACAAAATTCGTTGCCGGTATTCTAAAGGCGATGGACGCCCCTGCAGCAACAATAAAAAGGGCTGGGCTGACAAGTGATGCCGTCTTAGAGCATGGCGTCCCTTACGGGAAAAGCCTTCTCATTCAGAAAGTCCCAGATAATACAAACATTTATAAAAAAACAGAAGACGTTCAACAATCAGCAAAACGCAACTGCCGTATCGTCTTCACTTTCAACGATGATAAGGTCTACGCAAAGGACACGGAAGATGGATCCGAGCTTTCTTGTGACCGTTCTGATCTCCACAAGCACGCTGAATTCTTTTTCCCCGTCATCGGACGTGAGCGTAACTCTATGTCCGACAACCAAAAGCTCGATGCTACGATTGGTGATAAAATCACTGGTTTGATTACCGAGCTGACTAGAAACCATCCCGAATCAGCCTCCTCCGCGCACCAATTTATTCTATCGTTTGTTCTTCTCTTGATTTTGGATGCGTATTACGGCTTGACAAAAAACGGGAAAACTTTATCTGGATACCTTGAAACACATTCCGACCCGGACGGAAATGATATGGCGGAATTGCTGCAGCACACGTTCCATGCCGCAAACGGGACAGAACCATCTTCAGAAATCAAGACATTTGATTCCAGATTATTCCCGCAGGCGTTTTTCCCGATTATTTTCTCCAAGAAAGCACGCCGCATTCTTCTGGAACTGTCCGGCCTTCGTTGGAGTGATGTGGCAAGCAACGTGCCAGGCCTCGTTCTTCAATCCTTGACTGTGGAAAATCTTTCCAGCTTAACCGACAATTATTTGTCGCAAAAAAATGTACTGCGCCTCATCGACCCATTATTCATAGAAAAAATCCATGGCAAGATAAATTCTGTGAAAGATGCCAAGAGTTACGAAGCCTTTATGGACGAGCTTGACAATATCTATATTCTGAATCCGGACAGCAGCTCCGGAGATTGCATCATCGGTTGTATCAACGAACTCAACACGGCAATTGACGCTGCGGCTGCTACGTCCCATTGCATTCCCCGCCCCTTCCCGTTCGACCATTTTCTTGGGATTGAGCCAGATTCGACCGCCGTTGCCATTTCCCGCATCAGTCTGTGCCTATGCGCCCTCTCTTGGTCAAAACGTTTTGGAGCTTTGATTTCGCCAAAGGAAGCCATCGATGTCTTCTGCACGCCGCAAATCATCAATGCGCGTTCTTTTTCCATTGATTGGAACCGTACGTGGTCTCCTGCTGGTAAAGTTTATATTCTTGGGAATACGCAGTATGTCGGTGCCAGACATCGAGATTCTGTACAAAACGCAGAATTCAACCGTATTTTCGCCAACATACCGAAATGCGGTGACTGGGATTATTGCAGTCTTTATGTGTATGTAGCCGCAAAATATCTGATGCAACACGATGCAGAAGCCGCTTTCATCGTCACGAATTCCCTGACGCAAGGAAGGCAAGCATCAGAATTCTGGAAACATGTATTCGACTTGGGTGCTTGCATCCGTTTCGGTCGGCAGAGTTTCAAACTCCGCAACGAGGGAAGGCAGCAAACGGCGGTCACCGTTGTCATCGTCGGTATCGCCAAGAATTCAGATGACGGGGAGAAAACATTATATGTGCATAACGAAGCCGCTCCGATTCATCCCCAATCAATCAGTCCTTACCTCGTCCCCGGTGACAAAATCATAACTGAACGAACACGCCCCATCGGTTGTGGCTTTCCAAAGATGGTCAAAGGCAATATGCCTTATGATGGAGGACATCTGATTCTTTCCGCAGAAGAAAAAGCCGCCTTGTTGTCAGAAGCTCCAGAAGCTGCAAAGTTCTTGCGTTTCTGCAAAGGGTCGAAGGAATGCTTGAATGGAATCGAACGGTACTGTCTCTATATCACACGAGACGATGTTGAAGAAGCCATGTCCATCCCCAAAATCAAGGAACGCATCGATCAAGTCCGACTGTTGCGCTTGGGCAAAAAAGATCCATCTGCTCGAAAGCTCGCCCTTCGTCCTTGGTCGTTCCGCGAAGAAAATCAAACGACAACGCAATCCATCATCGTTCCAGCAATCAGTTCGGAAAACTATGTATACCTTCCGATGGACATCATCGGCCCCGATACCATCGCAACGAATCTGGCGTTTGTCATTTACAATGCTGACGAGTGGATGCTCGGCGTCCTGATGTCGCGGATGCACAACATCTGGATTCGGACGGTATGCGGTGGGCTTGAAACGCGAGTGCGCTATTCCAATCGCCTCGGCTATAATACGTTCCCCTTCCCGGAGATTCCCGAGGCAAAAAAAGAAGATATCCGCCATTGCGTGGCTGATATCTACATCGCTCGTGAAAACATGATTGGCACGACGCTTGCCCAAAAATACAAGCCCGCGAAAATGACAACGGAATTGAAGGCCGCGCATCAACGCCTGGATTTCGTAATTGACGGGTGCTATCAAAAGAAACCTTTTCTGAATGACGAAGACCGTCTGTATCATCTGTTCAATCTTTACGAAGACACCGTATCTCGTCTCGACGAATGAAAGGTGGCAATTTCTCATGAAAGAACTAGCAAGCATAGATCTGCATTCTACTGGCCGATCTGTTGCAACCAATGAAATGGGAATGCGTGAAATGCAAGCCATGGCTTATGCAAAAGCAGATGCCCAGTATGTACTCTTGAAATCCCCGCCCGCTTCGGGCAAGTCCCGCGCTTGCGAATTCATCGCATTGAAAAAGCTCCGAGAAGGAGCCGTGAAAAAAGTTGTTATCGCCATTCCCGAACGGTCGATTGCAAAATCGTACCGTCCAAACACCCTCTCCCAAAACGGATTTCCATGGGACTGGGAGGTCTCTCAGGGATATGACCTTTGCCGTCCTGGCGGTGAAGCAGGAAAAACAACGGCATTCGGCAGATTCCTCAAGGATTCCAGCGCAGACATTCTTCTCTGCACACACGCAACGTTGCGAAGTGCTTATGACGCTTATGGCGCAGATGCTTTTCATAATTTTTTCGTGGCGGTTGATGAATTCCACCATGTAAGCGAAGCGGAAGACAACCGCTTGGGGGAGTTAGTGCGCGAGCTCATCGCTGAAGGCTCTGTGCATATTCTCGCAATGACGGGTTCATATTTCCGTGGAGACCGTGTCCCCGTCCTCGCGCCAGAAGACGAAGAACATTTCGACCGAGTCACCTATACCTATTATCAACAGATGGACGGGTACACGTATCTTAAATCGATTAGCATCAACGTGGCCTTCTATAACGGTGAATACATAGACGCCCTTCCTAGCGTTCTGGATACAACCAAGAAAACCATCGTGTACATTCCAAGCGTTAATTCCGTAGCATCAACGAAAGACAAATATGCTGAAACAGACAGAATCTTGGATGTTATTGGCGATATCGATCATGTCGAAGTACCTACTGGCATCATCTGCATCCGCAGGCGCACTGACGGAGCAATGTTGCGCGTGGCCGACCTCGTCAATGATGACCCCCACGAGCGAGAAAAAATCGTTGCATATCTCGGACAGATGGAAGAAACGAAAAACGACGTAGACATCATCATCGCTCTCGGAATGGCGAAAGAGGGCTTCGACTGGCCCGCTTGCGAGCGCACCATCGTTGTGGGCGCGCGCAATTCCTTGACGGAGGTTGTGCAAATCGTCGGGCGTTGCACTCGAGACTATCCTGGTAAAACGCACGCCGAATACATAAATCTGGTTGCAACACCGGACGCTTCCAGAGACGATGTCATTACAACGATCAACAACCTGGATAAAGCGATTGTCGCGTCTCTCCTCATGGAGGATGTTTTGGAGCCCCGTCTCACATTCAAAAGCAAAAAGACAGCCACGGACGATCCCGCTGCGACAGTCGAGGTATCGGGCATGCGCGACCCGTCAACACAAAAAGCAAAAGATATTGTTGAAGACGATATGGATGATTTGCTCGCAACCATTTTGCAGGATCCAGATGTGCAAAATGCAATCAACGGTGTTGTCGGTGCTCATACCATCAACAAGGTGCTTACCCCCAAAGTGATTCTCGAGAAATACCCGAATCTCTCGGAAGAAGAGCTCGAGGAAATCCGCCAGCAAGTTGTCACCCGCCTCGTGTTGCGCGGATCAAGGCTCGATGCTGACGAAGATGGAACGGAAACCGTACAAAACAGCCGTTCTGCGTTCCGCATCCCCGTTCGGGTCGACAAAATCAACATGGATCTCATCGACAGCATCAATCCATTCCTCGACGCATATGAAATTCTCTCCAAGAACTTTGACACGAAGCTCCTGAAAGCAATCAAGGCAGTCATAGATTCCTTCACAATCGACATGACCGCAGACGAGGCATACGCCCTCTGGCCAGACATCAATCAATTTTACAAAGAGCAGGGACGAGAACCTGATGTCGATTCCATGAATGTTGAAGAGCGCCGTCTCGGTGAAGCTCTTTCCTATCTGCGGCGCATGCGGAGGGAAGCTGTGGAAGAAGATGAATCATGAAAAGCGCGAAAGAAAAATTCGATGAGATTCTGAAGACGGATGAATTCGGTCTTCTGGATGTCACACTCCCCAAAAGCACGACCCACAAATTGAATACACTTGAACGCGATTTCGAATCCATTCTGGAATTTTACAACCGCACAGGAAAAGTTCCTTCGAAAAACGGCTCTTTTCTAGAAAAACGACTGGCCTATCGGCTCGAGGTCTTGCAAAAAAATTCCAGCGCCCGCAACAAGCTGCAAGCCATGGATGCCCCAGGACTGCTACTTCATCGGAAAGACGAAGTTCTCGGCATCGATGACCCCATGGGGCTCTTGACCCCGGACAAAGAGACCGAAGCCATCACAACATTCCATCATGTCAAAAGCAATGGTCATATAGATCCGGATTATATTGCAAGACGCAACCGGTGCCTCGGTTTTTCTGAAAAATATCAGCCGTCCTTCGAAGCCGTATCCGAAGAAATCGCGGACGGAACGCGCATCCTCACCCCTTTTCAACCGCAAGACCTTGAAGCCGGACGTTTTTTCGTTCTGCAAGGCATGCTCCTCTTCCTCGAACGTGACTGTTCTTCCGTGCGTTCCTTCGGAACAGAGACTGGAAGCAATATGCGGCGGCGAGATGGCCGGACGCGATGCATATTCATCAACGGAACAGAATCCGACTTGCTGTATCGTTCACTTTCCAAAGCCCTGAGCAAAGACGGCTACACTGTCAGCGCTCCTTTGCCTGGTGCTCATACAAATGTCACAATCACCTCGGATGACAAAGTCTCGGGATACATTTATGTTTTGAAAAGCCGAAGCAAGGTTCCTGCGATTCGAGCAATCCCCGACCTCTATAAAATCGGATTCAGCAGCGGAGAGGTTTCCGAGCGTGTCAAAAACGCAGCAAACGAACCGACGTACCTGATGTCTGATGTCATCATCGTAGAGCAGGCAAAGTGTTATAATGTATCAATCCGAGGATTGGAAGACACGATTCACAAAATCTTCGGAGCGGCAAATGTAAATCTCACAATCTCTGACCGTGATGGTATCCAGCACCATCCGAAAGAATGGTTTTCCGTCCCACTCCGTGTAATCGAGCAAGCCATCCATCTCATCATCGCAGGCAAGGCCGAAGATATCCGATACGACCCCGACCTCAAAACGCTGATTCATAGAAAATAAACAAAGAAGGCGGAGCTCCTCCGCCTTCTCATTTTTTCTCCATGTATTCTACGATTGCTCTCGCCACAAACGCGGCCAGATTTACCGGGACAGCATTTCCTATCGCTTGCTCGACAGCCGTCTTGTTTCCAGGAAATTGAAAATCCTCAGGAAACGTTTGAAGATAGCTCCGTTCCTTCGTAGTCAAAGATCGGACTTGACCATCTGCCACATCTGCCGCATCCGCATGATGCTTCCGATATGTTTTGGGAATCGGTCGGTTCACTCCTCGAATGGTTGCCGACGGCTCGTCAATCGAAAAGACCGCCCTGCGATTATAGCTTCGTGGATGCATATAATAATACTGCGTGTGCAGCTTGTCACCCAGATAATCCCGAACTGTCATATGATGACTGGAAAGACGTTTGTCGATGATGTCCGACAGGAAACCATCCTGGTCTCCCCTATGACCGATGGCAAAGAAACGCTTCCGAGCCTGCGGCACCCCGCACAAGCTCGCATCGAGTACACGCGTGGTAACCCCATATCCCGCTTCCCTGAAAATTTCGAGCGCCCGAGGCAAGACTGGCATCCGTTCAATATTATACACGTTTTCCATCACGAACCACTCAGGCCGTATCTTGCTGACGATTTCAGCGTAGCGAATTGTGAGGTTCGCTCGTTTTCCGAGATTTCTCGGGCCGGCGATGGAAAAATCCTGGCACGGCGGGCCGCCGATAATAATCTGCGGGTGAAAGGAAGCTATGCTTTCGATGGCCGCTTCCTCGAACAAATCCTCTGAAATAATCGGATGCTGGAAATTTGCCGCATAAATGTCAACCGCTGGTTTCCAATTATCATAGGCTGCCAGAATGTTTATTCTCTCATTCTCAAAACCTAAAGACATTCCTCCGCAGCCCGCGAAAAGGTCTACGCCGCGCAAGGCAGGGCCGTCTCTCCCGACGATATGCTTATATAATACTTCGCCTACGGCCTTGGCCAGATTCACGGGAACCGCATTCCCAATCATCTGGTTCATATCAGTTTTCGTTCCGGAGAAGGCAAAATCTTCAGGGAACGTCTGAACCATACTTCTCTCTTTCACCGTCAAGGCTCGCACATTCGGCCCCAATGGTACGGGATCTGCAGGATGCCCAGGATAACCAGGAGGGATGGGGCGATCCACTCCCCGGATGGTTTGGCATGGTTCATCGATAGAAAAAATTCCCCGACGATGATAACTTCTCGGAACTCTGAAATAATAGTCGATGCCGAGGCTGTCCCCGAAGTAATCCCGCATGGTCATAGGCTTGTCTGCTGCCCTTTTGTCAAGCGCCGCCCCCAGAAAATCATCCTGCTCGTCAAGCCCACCAATCAAGAAAAACCTCTTCCGGGCTTGCGGTACATCATAATAGCTCGCTTCCAGCACTCGCTGCGTGAAGTGGTACCCTGCATTTTTGAAGTCGTGAATAATGTCCTCTAAGATTTTATATTTGCGTATCTCAGGAACATTCTCCATCAAAAAATATCTAGGTCTAGCTTTGAGAATGATGTCCCTATATGACAACGTAAGCGCTGCCCTTCCAAGCGTAATGTCCCGATGCCCCGCAGATGAATAATCTTGGCATGGCGGTCCGCCGATGATAACATCCGGATGCATTGCCGCGATTCTGTTTTGTACTTCTTCATCAGCTAAATCATCCATAAAAATCGGGTGCGAAAAATTCTTTTTATATACTTTTACTGCTGGTTCCCACTTGTCATACGCTGCGATTATTTGAAAGCCTGCTTTCTCAAAGCCAAGAGACAATCCTCCGCATCCAGAAAACAAGTCTACAGTTTTAATCATCTTTCACCACCTGCTCGTCAACGACCGTTTCCATCCCCATAATGTCACCGACATCACATTGGAGTGCAATGCAGATTTTCTGGATGATTTCTGTATTGACATTCTCCGATCTTGTTAGTTTCGCAATCGAGGATGGCGATATGCCGGCCATCTTCTGTAGGTCTTTCTTCCTTAGATCACGATCTATCAAAAGCTTCCAGAGCTTCTTATAGCATATCTTTTGCATACCAATCCCCCCTTCTGAATCGCAGACCATGTTACCATAGCTGAATTTCGATTTCAAGCAATTTATTGTCAGAACGCATATTTTATTATTATTTCAAGCTCTTTTCTCTTTGAAGTCGTACCCCATTCTCTAAGGCGTTCTGTTTTTGATTGGTTCCCTTCAAGAGGAAACGGACACGAGACGCTCGTTTCATACCCCTCTACTCTTGAAAGGACAGAAAAACGCGATTTCGGCGTAAAAAAAATAAGCCCTGCCGAAGCAGAGCCGTCGTTGAGATTTGTCATTTCTTCTTCAGTTGTTCCAAGAGTGCCCGCAGTTGCTCGGGCACGGGCAGGCCGATTCTCGCGGCGTTCTCGATGATGGAGATGCCCTCGTTCGAGATGTAGAAGCAGATGACCGCGCTCCTGAGCACGCTGCCGCTGCCGATGATGTGGGTGTCGAGGGCGTTGGCCACGCCGACGAGGAGGAAGATGAATACCTTCTGGCAGATGCCGCGAAAGCCCGTCTCACTTGAGAGCTTCTTTTCCACGATGCCGCAGAGGACGCCGGTGATGTAGTCGACCGAGACGAAGATGACGAGCGCGAGGAGGAGCGGGTCGTGCCCGCCGACGAAGCCGCCGGCGATCGCGCCGAGGCCTGCCGCCCAGGCGCGGATGTCGAGAGAGTAATCCATGGAATCAGTCCTTTCCGTTATGCTGTTATGCTTGGATGCTGCGCACCCATTTCCGAGAATCCTTGAGGTATCGCAGGCGGAGCGTGTCGTTGTAGCCATCGAGCAGCTGCGTCAGCCTGCCGCTTTCCAAAAGATAAATGCCCGGCGCGATGTGCGTCATGTCTTCGCGCTTCGTCGTGTCGTAAAGTGCGCCGCTCGTCATCGCGAATGATGGGACAATGCGGTGATTCACGTCCAGTAGATACCGGCCCGCGCCAATGGGCAGGATGCTGAAGCGCGGGATGTTGTAAAAGCGCCCGGTCAGCAAAGCGTCCCCCTGCGGCGTGTATATCGTCGCGACAACGACCGTGGGCAAGCCGATGCGCCACCAGACGGGCTGATAGGGTTCCATCGTGAAATAGTACCCGTCATGAATCGGGAACTGCCGCCCGCTGACGCCGTCGAAGGATTCGCTCGTCTTGACGATGTACGGCGCTTCCCGCATCAGCTGCCCTCGCGCATCCATCAGCAGGTGTGCGCCGGATTCGTCGAAATAATAGAGCTCTAGCACGCCCGCCGAATCTCCCGCGAGCTCCAGCGTGCCGCTTGCACCGATGAAGAGCCACGCGCCCCAATGTCCGTCCGCATCCACATACCCTTGCCTGCAATCGAAAATCCCGTACAGGCTCGGAACGCCCTCGTCCACGGGAGGAAGCCCGTCGCGGAGCGCCAAGCAATCCTGTTTCGCCTGCTCGTAGTATGCAGAAACATCCACCTGCTGGAGCACGTCGTGGTTCTTTTTCACCGTGATGGAAAAATTTTGTGGCGTCGTTGCGCCTGGCTCTTTCGGAAACCACTCGATGCCAGACGCTCCTACCACTTCATAAAGGTTGCCCTGCGCATCGAAATCGGCATCCGCGATGCGGTCTTCCCATGCGAAGTAGGCGATATGGTTCTTGCGATGAACCATGTACTCTACGCCTTCGAGCGTGCCGACGCGCCGGCTGTTTTCGTGTTCCATGAGATACGCTCTGTGATAAATGAGGATGGGGATGCCCTTGCTCCCGCCGCCCGCCACGACGCTGCTGCCGCCGCCTTCTTGCTCGTTGCCGTAGACACACCGCCCGTCCGTCCAGACGAGGTCGCCGATGCTCGGCGTGCGGTTTCCGATGCAGGTGACCCACTTGCCGCTCACGCAGACGTGCCGCCCGCTGACATCCGTCACTTGTCCCTTGCGCATCACATCACGCTCCCACGATGACGGCGTTGCCGCCTTCCGACAGCAGCACCCAGATACGGCAGCCCTCGTCCGTCTTGCAGTCGATGGCCGTGCGGAACGGATACGACCTTGCGCCAACCCAGACGCGACCGTCCTCGATCACGCCGCGCACGGCTTTTTGTTCCTTCGGCTTCACGCCTCGTCGAATCGTGCCCATGAGTCCGTTGATGCCGTTCATTCAATACCACCTCGTCATTTTGATCGTCTGCCGCAGGCTGCGCGGCGTGAGCTCGACGGTGTTCGACACGAGAAAATATTCCTGTCCCTCAAAGCGGATGCGTTCGGTGAAATCCACGATGTGCTGGATGTCCGGCACGCCGCCGCGCACCCGCGCATGAATGTCGAGCGTGACGGTTTCCTGCGTCTTACGGTCGAGCCACCACATCGCTTTCGTCAGCATCAGCAGATAGTCGTTTCCTTTGACCGGAAACTCCGAGCTTCCGATGGGCGTCCAGTTTTGCCCATCGTCGCGGTTTTTGTACCGCCCGCCGAGGCCGAGGTTCGACTGGTCGATGGTGTACTGGCTGGCCTTGCCGCCCGTCTTGCCTTGCGAGAGCGAGCTGCCGACGAGCTCGCCGTCTTCGTAAACGGTCGTGCCGTACCAGCCGCCACCGAGCGGCGCGTGATACGTGACGCGCTCGGTGAAGTTTTTGTTTTCCCAATCCTGCCAATCGTAATGGTCATGCTTGCGCCCATCGTCGATGGGATCCGTCGCGTGCTCTTTTTCGCAAAAGAGATAACGGTCGTTCTCCGTCGTGGCATACGAATACTCCGTCTGGCTCGTCGAGCCGTCCACGTTGTGCGTCTGCTTCGTGGTGAGATAGCCGTCTGCATACGCATAGTGCGTATAGCCGTTCTGCGTTTCCTCATCCACGAGGTAGCCGTCCACATAATGGCGCGAGATGTCCTGAAACGAAATCGTCCCCGTAAACGGCACAGGCTCGTCATCTTCCTCGTTGTGAGCGCGATTGTTCGGATTGTCGTTGTTGCCGCTGCTCCAGACGGAGCGCACGAGATGCCGCTCGATCGTCGGGCGGCTATGCGGCCAGCTGGTGATGTCGATGGCGCTCTGCTCCTGCCCGCGCTGGATGATGTGCAGCGTATCGCCGCGCAAAAACACATTGATTTGCCGGTGCGGCAGGCGCGATGTCCAGCCGAAGAGCGAAGAGATGAAGTCTTGGTACGTCATGCCGCTGTTCTCGTAATTTTGCGACGGGATGAAATCGTCGCAGTTCATGTCAATGTCCCAATCCATCGCCGCTGCAATCTCCTGCACGTAGTACGACACGAGCGCCTCGTCGACGCAGATGTAAATGGGCGTGTAAAGGAGCGCATCGCGGTCGTACATTCCCTTCACGCTCTGCACGAGGTCGCGCTGACTTGTTTCCTCGACGAGGAAGCGGAAATGGTAGTCCATGAGCTGCCCTTCAACCGCGTCCCCGATATCGAGCGGCTGGACGGTTTCGAGTTGGAACGTGTCCGAGAGCGCCAGTTCGCCGAGCGTAAAGGAAAACAAACGGATGCCGAGTGCACGGAACGGTTCGAGCGGATGGTGCTCGTCTGGGGCGGGCAGGCGGTATGGGATGATGATTTTCGTGTCCGCCGCGCTTGCTACCCGATTCTGGAGCACACGTCGCGTGCGGCAAACGACCGTGGCCGGCACGGAGACACGACGATGTGTGTCCATGCCCGCCCGGACGTGTTGTGAGAGCGTCCGCGTCACATCGAAAGTTACGTGAACGATGTCGATGTTCCTGCGTGTGTCGACGGCAAGCGCAACATCATGGATGCGGTCGTTCACAAGCGTCCGCGACGTGTCGAGTGCGAGCTTCGTGACCGGCGTGATGACCTGCCGCTCGGTATCGGCTTCGACAATCGTCAGCAACGTGCGTTTCGTGTCGGCTTCGACGCGAGCAGGAAGCGTACGCCGTATATCTGCCGCGACTTTCGTCTTCGGCGCTGCCTCGATGCACGTGACGAATCTCGCGGGTCGCAAGACCATGCGGCCATTTGGAATGGCGAGCACATAGCTTGCCGGATGGAGCGTGAGCGTTCCCGTCACCGTGCCGAGAAGATAGGCCGCCGGTTGCATCACGATGCTCATGCGATCACGCTCCCGCTTTCCATCCGACCTGCACGCCTGCGAGGTCGGCCACCGTCACGTCGACCTCATGCGCCACGAGCGTCAAACCCGTCGTTTCCTTCCCGACGCTCGCGCTCCCGCAATCCGTGAGCACGCCGTCCTTTTTCATGACCTGCGTCAGCTGGTCGAGGCCGTCTTCCGTCCGATAGGCCGGATAGGCCACGGTGAGGAAGCCCGTCACCTTCGACGCGCCGCCGTAATCCTCCGCCATCGCCGCAGCATCAATCGTCTGCAAGAGCGTCTGCCCCGCCGCGCTTGCCGTGTACGTGCCGTCCTCGTTCGCTTTCATGTCCGTCTCGATGCCGCTCGTCGGCAGCCGCAGGATGCTTTCTCGCCGGTCAAACGCCGTATCCGACAGAATGATGCCAGAGAGTGGCGCGACGGCCTTCGTGCTGGCGAACGTCAGGTACGGCTCACTCTGCAACGAGATTCTTCCCGTGGATTCCATGAGTTTCACGCCGTTCGCATAGAGCTCATACGTGCCGGCATCGCTGGACAGCTTGAAATGGAAAAAGATCGAATTGACTTGGTTGCGGATGAGGTGCGTCTTGTTCTGAAATTCCACTTCATCCCTTGTGGAGATAATCTGCGTGTCATCCCCGCTCACATAGGCGATGAACTTGCTGTAACGGTTCGTTTTCGAGATGGCAACGCCGGAATACGGCCAGCTCGTCTGGACGTAAATATCGTAGTCCGTGTCGCTCTGCTCATCGTAATGCAGGAAAAAATCAAACTTGCAAAAGATTTCCTGCGGCACGGCCTTGAACTTGATGCTTTGGAAGCTGCTGCTCGCCTGCCAAAAGGACACGCCCGTCCGGCTGAGCGCAGCATCCGTCACCGGCGTCCCGCCTGCCGTGTCGAATAAATTCGGATAGCCCGGATTGAAATACTTGAAGCTCACGTGCCCGCCTCCTCGTCCACGACGATTGTGCCCTCGACTTGCAGTTTGACGCTCGTGTCGCTCTGTGGCCGCTCGTCTTTCGAGCAACCCGCCCGCACCCAGAACACGTAGTTCGTATGGACTTCCGCGCCCTCCTCGATCGTGATTTCATCCTTCCACGCGAGGCTCGTGAGCGCTTTCGCCGCATCCGTTTCGTCATAGCCTTGTGCGATTTCCCACAGGCTCGCGGTGTCTCCTGTGAATTTCAGCGTGATGCCGCCCTGCTGTTTGTAGCCCTCCGGTACGCGCAGGGCGCACTTGATGGCTTTCTGTTCTTCCTTCGCGGCGTCGAGCGAAACGGAAATGGGGGCCAGCCCCGTGCCACTCGAGACGAGCGTGCCGTCCGTCCCCATCACCGTGGGATTGTTCGTGTAAATCTGAATGAGGTCTGCCATGTCATATCCTCCAAAATTCTATCGACGCCTGCACAGCCTTGCTCGAAAAGCGCGGCACGTACTCGTAGCTCTTGACCACGATGCGCACGTTTTCCCAGACGATGCCCGCCTCGTCCGTCACATCGACCAGCGTGCGGTCATCCCAATACTTCACGAGCGTATCGAAGTCGCGCTTCCGCACGCGCACAGTGCAGGAAATCTTGTCCCCCGCCGCGACGTGGCCGAAGTCCTGTACCGCCACGCCGCCGACGATCTCCACGGTCTGCTGACGGTCATCGGGAACGACCTGCCAGTTTTCTGTTTCGAGCGTCGTGATGTCACCGATTGCGATATGTATTTCCATCATCCCCTAACGCTTGCTTGACGGCCGGCTCGATGCGGTCGGCTACCTGGTCGGCGAGGTAGCGCATGCCCTCGTTGTCCGCCGTGACCGCGTTCTCGATGCTGACTTGCACCGTCACTTGGCGGTTGTCCGTCACGCTCGGCTGCGGCTGTGTGTCTGTGCCGCCTTGCGCGATTGGCGCGTCCGCCAATCTGTCCATCGCCCGCGCCATCGGCTGGAACGTGCCGTCCATCGCCTGCACATATCCGTTCGCTTCCATGTTCTCCCGATACTGCTGTTCCCATGCTTCGCGTTCCTGTTGAATCACGGCAGGGTCGCGGAAATTCGGCAGGAGGTTTTCGAGCATATTCTGCCGCGCCTGCTGGAAGCCTGCCAGCTGCTCCGGCGTCATCTGGAGGTCGTCCATCGTGAAGCCGTGCGCCTTTTTGTAGTAATCGGCAAGCCCCTGCTGACCGCCTTGGAGGTAGGCGCGAAATTCTTCTTTCTGCGACTGGAGCACTTGCAGCGCGGCGTTGCGCTTCGCGTCGAGCTTTTCCTTCTCCGCCCACTGCGTGGCCTTGACCTCGTCGAGCCCTTTTTGAATCCACGCTTGCTTTTCGCGCTCGATATCGTCCAGGCGATTCTGGAGCTCGGTTTTCCAGACGGCATCGACCTTCGACGCAACGTCGTTCTCGAACGATGCCATGACCTGTGCCTTGCTGGCCTCGGCCCACTCGGTCGCGCTGACCTCGTCGAGCCCTTTCTGCCGATAAGCCGCGGCCTCGCGGTCGATGTTCGCGAGCTTGTTTTCGAGGTCGGTGCGATAGATGGATTGCGTCGCGTCCACGACGTTGCGCTGGAAGTCCTCGTAGATTTTCGCCTGCTTCGCGATCTTGTATTCGTCGAGCAGGTTGATGTCCGCGCCTTTCTCGCGGAACGATTCGATTTCCTTGTCCACGGCGTGGAGCGAGGCTTCGAGCTCGTTGTGCGTGAGCGTGAACAGGCTTTCCGTCAGCTCGGCGTTCGCCTTCGCCGCTTCTTCCGTGGCTTTCGCGGTCTCTTTCTCCGCCTCGGCACGCCGCTTCGCCGCCGTCGCGTTCTCGAATGCGGCGTTCTTGTTGTCCTTCGCGGCTTCGGCGGCTTTCTTCTCGGCCTTTTCTTTCTCCTTGAGCGCTTCCTGCTCTTTGAGATACGCTTGGTACTCGTCTCCATACATCCGGTCGAGTACGCCCCCGCCAATGAACGGGATGGAGATGAGCGGCCCCGCCATCGGGTGGTTCTTCACAACTCATCATGCGTATAAAAAAGAAGCCCTAGGATGTGCCTAGAGCCTCTGCAAAAAATTAAAAACGACAAACCTTTGCGAGATCGTGCCTTTCGATGTCAGATAGTACGGTCGTGCTGTTCCTTGACGATTTTCCGATACTCGTCACGAAGCAACGCATACGAAATCAAATTTTCGACGAGCTTGCATTCTTCCGCATCATCCAGATTCCACAAGCGGTCATGCGTCAAAACACCGATGTTGAATTTGTTCCCTGAAATGATTTGGCTCTTCACCCGTAAGTGTGGGTGAAAATTTAGTATCAACAGTGTCTCAAGCCGCATGAATTGCGGTTCGAG